GCGTTGCCGTCGATGCGGCAATGCGACTTCGCCTCGGAGAGCGTCACGGGCTCCACGGCGGGCGGCGTCTGGCGGCTGAGGCTGCGGTACTTCACTTCTTGCGTCTCCGCTTGGGCGTGGCGTCGGCCGTCTCCACGTCGCGCTCGACGGCGGCCGTCTCGATCAACTCCTGCTGCCGGTCCTCCACCGCGAACCGCCGGGCGATCAACTCTTGAGCGAGCCCGCCGGGGATCTCCACCACCTGCCCGGCGCGGTAGCTTCGGAACGAACGCAGCATCCTTAGTTTCTTCATTGGGGCACGCTCCATGCAGTTTCGGGCTTCTGCATCGTGTTGCAGTATTCGGTGGCGTGCTGATAGACGGGCTTGCCGAGGTCTTTGCCGGGCCATGTGAAGACATACTCGCCGTGGCCGATGCACACCCGTGGCGTCACGAACAAGCGGTTTCCGCTTTCTCGCCAGTTGACCCAGAATGCAATGTCGGCATCTCGCCGTGGCCGCCAGTTCGGATCGCCCGGCGTCTTGGGCTGCTCCTCCCAGGTGCCGTCGCTGTTGGGCAGTTCCTGCATCCACGGCAGTTTGCACCGCTTCAGGGCGGCCGTGCTCAGGATGGTGCAGCCGAAGTGCGCCGTGTCCACTTCCTGCACCGGCTCGGCAAACCATTCCTTCGGCAGCGTTGTCTTGCCGCCCTCGGGCGGGTTTTCGAGCGTGCCCTTTAGGGTCAACATCGGCCTGCCGTCTTCCCGCTTTGTTTGCAGCGGGGCGAGCGCGTCGCACTGGAACGTCATGGCAAGGGCGAATAGCTGCTCAAGATCATCGCGGCTGAACGCGCTGTCGTAATCGATAACGAGAAGGTACTCGCATTTGTCTACGAACTTCTCGCAAACCCTCGACAGGCATTGGGACCAAAACGCCCCCTGCATCATTGTGGGCCGTATGCCGAGCGGCATGAGCGCCTGCGCCCATGTGTAGAAGTTCGACATAAACCCGAGCCGGGGGACGCTCATCACGGCCTCCACCCGAACGTCTGCCTCAGTACCACCCACGCGAACGATCATGTGCTACCTCAAAAAGAGAGCGGGCCGCCCCGTTGTGGAGCGGCCCGCCCAGTTTGCACATCACGTCAAGCCGTCAGGCTCACGCACCGACGAGGCCGATGACCGGACCGGCGACGGTGGACGAACCGAGGTTCGGGTGAGCGATCGCCACGCGGGCGACGGCCCGAATCACGGTCTGGTCGCTGAGGAAGTTCACCTGGTCGCTGCTCGCGATCTCGATGGACTGCCGCACGCCGTAGTAGGAGCTGTTGGCCATGTTGCCGTACAGCGCCATGACCGCACCCGTCGAGTCCGCACCGCTCGGGAGCCGGTCGGTGAGGACCACCGGCGAGCCGAGGAACGTCAGACCCATGCCCTGCGACAGACCGACCGAACCGCCCTGGTTCAGGTCGAGAGCCTGCATGCAGGTCGCGAAGAAGAACGGCGAGCAGAACCACTTGGCACCCTGACGCGAGTGCTGCGGCACGGCCGCCATCATCGCGAGCAGGTTGGCCTTGGTCACCTCGTCGGGGGTGTCACCGGCAGCGGTCACGAGCGACGCCGCGTAGGTAGCACCCGAGGAGGCCAGGAGGCCGCCCGTGTGGCTGGTCACAAGACCGGCCACGCCAGGAGCGTTCGCCGGGTTGCCGCTCCACGCAGCCGCCTCGACGGCGTTGGCGAGCGACAGACCCAGTTCCGTGGCGATGAAATCCGAAATCGAAACGATCGAGTCAGCAAGCAACTCGCTCGCGATCACCACGGCCCCACTGACCTTGCGAGCCGTCAGCGAGACCTGATTCATGGTCGGGTCGCTGGCAGTGATCGCGGTGTTCTCGTCGATCCAGTACGCGGTCGTTCCGCCGGACCTGCGAGGAAACTGGAGCACGTCGCTCGGCATCGCCACGCTCGTGGCGTTCTGAGCGAAAGCCGAATACTGATCGACGAGCCGGATGACCGTCGAGGAGAGCACGTCGGGCACCACGGCCGAACCGCTGTTCGCCGAGGTCGAACCCATCGCACGGGCCTCAACGCCGTGATCCTGGCACCACCGCTTGGCCTCAGCGTCGCCGCTCTTGGCCTTGAACCACATGCCCACCTTGTAGGCGTCTTCGGCCTTCTCGAACGCACGGAGGCGGCCGGAGAAGGGGACGGCCTCGATGCGGACCTTGGGCTCGTCGGCACGGACCTCGGGGGCGGGCGAGCAACGCTCGACCACGGATCGCAGGCTCTTGGCCGACTCGACGACCTTCTTCTCGAAGTCGATCTTGGCGGTGAGTTCGTCGGCACGCTTGTTGAGGTCGATCAGTTCGACATCGCGAGCGGTCGTGTCTTCGGCCTCGATCGCACGAACGGCGTCGATCCGGTTGGCGAGGGCAGCCGCCTCGTCCTGAAGCTTCTTGAGGTTGTCCACTGTGTGAATCTCCTGGCGGCGGTATTGCCGTGGAGTCCACAGTGCCACTAGCGGGCCGACCTCTTGCAGAAGCGCACTTCAGAAACTGTTGTTTTGACAAACGCCACCGCCCGAGCCCCGCACCGGGGGCAGCGTAGATACCGCTGCCGCTCGTCACCGCAGGGGCGGCTGGAACGGCAGCGGAGTTTCTCGCCGCAGGTGCAGCGGGCTTCAGACATTGCGGAGCCTCAGAGTCCACGCCGCAGCGGCGTCACGGACCAGGGAACGCTTGGCGACAACGGCGGCCACCGCCTCGGGCTCGGGCTGCGACTGCGCCGCCAGCCAGGCTTCGTAGGAACGCATGGCAACCGAAGCCGACGTGCTTGGGTACGCTGGCACCAGAACAGGGCCAACGTCATACAGCCCGCTCACCTCGCGGATCTGCCGCACGGCCTTGCCGTCCTCGCCAGTACGGAAGGATTCGTTCTTCGGGTCCACCGTGAAGGCGAACGAACTGCCCTGCACGTCGCGCCGCTGGATCAGTTCGAGCACGTCGGCCCGGCTCACGGGCGGCGTGACGACATACCGCAGCCCCTTCGTGTCGCTGGAGAGTTCAAGCGTGCCGCTCGACGTGCGGCCCAGGACAATGTTGCTGTCGTGGTTGAACAGGGCAACCACGTCGCCCTTGCCCCGCTGGCGGTTCAGAATCTTGTCGAACGCGCCCGGCAGGATCTCCTCGCGGAACCCACCGAGGTCGAGAGAAAGCCGGTTGTAGACGGCGGCGTAGCCGATGATCGCGGCCCGGCCATCGGCCCGGCTCTCGACGATCAGCTCGTTCTCTTCCTCGAAGGCGAAGTCGCGGCGTTCAATTTCCATCGGTCGGGTTCTCCTGTTCGGCTTCATCCTCGGCGTCGTCGGCCGGGCTTTCCTCATCCTCGACGGGCGGCGCTGGCGTCGGCTCCGGTGCCGGTTGCTCCTGGCCAACCTTGTCGAGCGTGGTCATGTTCAACTGAACGAAGTGGCGGTCGCCATCCGGCCCGATGGGATTCAGGTTTTCCAGTTCCCGAATTTCGTTGATCGTCATCCACCCGTTTTGCAAGGCGCTGACGTAGTAGGCCGACCGGCTCGCGTGGTCGCCACGCAGAAGGCCGCTCACTGAGTGTTCCGCGAAGAACCGATCATCCTCGACGATGAGGTCGCGACTAATAGCGGCTTCCCATCTCTTCAGGTGCGGCAGCAGGCAATGCTGGACGAACTCCGTGCCTTGCACCTCGATGTTCGAGTAGGTCGAGCGGTCCAGCTGCTGAATCAAATGGGGCGGCACATGGAAGATGCGGCAGCACTCAACCACAGCAAAGGCCCGGCTCTCAAGGAACTGGGCCGCCTCGTTTGAGCCGCTCAACTCGTGGGCCTTCACGCCGTTGGGCAGGACCGCCGTGCGGTAGGCACGATCCGGCCCACGATGGAGTCGCTCCCACTGTTCGCGGAGTCGCTCGGCCGCTTCCGCCGGAATCGGGTTATCCGACTCAAGGACCACGCCCGGCCTGGCGTTGTTGCCGAAGTAGGTGGCCGCGTGAGTCTCCAGCGCCTGGGCTAGGCCGATGACATTGGAAAAGAGTTTGTACGTCGGGATCGGCTTGATCCCGTCTTCCGTGGTGAACCGCAGGGCGAAGATCTGCTCCTGGCTGTAGATCGTCTCGCGGCCGTTCGGCTCACGGTAGCGATACCGCAGCGTGCCGTCAGATAGCCGCTCGCACTCCATCCGAGACGAGTGCAGCGGCCACAACTCCGAGACGGCACCTCGAGCACCGGGGCGGATCTCGGCGTAGCTGGCCCCGTAGTGCAGGTACATGCCCGTCATCCAATCGCGGAACTCCTGCGCCGTCTGCCACGGGTTCGGCTGCTGGTGCAGGAGCCGATACACGGGGTGGGCCGTGGCCTTCGCCTTGCCGCCGTTCGCCATCCGCTCGTACACATGGAGCGGCAACGCGGAGACGGCATCCGAGATCACGCGGATGCAGGCCGTGTAGGCCGAGCACGCCATCGAGTTGTCGGCGTTGACGCGGATGCCCGAAGGCGTGCGAGACGGCGAAACCTCGGGCCAGTCGATGCCACGCAGGTCGAACATCCTGAAGTCGGCGGCGTTTTCGCTCATAACGAGATGATGTCCCAGGATTGTTCGGGTGGCGGGGCCGTGGCCGTCGCGTGAATGCCGAGGGCCATCGTCAGCGCCACGATGCCGTCAATGCGTTCGTTGGATTTCGCCTTGCTGGGCTTGATGTTTCCGGCGTGGTCCTGCTGGATTGCTACGTTCGACGCCTGCCACGCCAAGACGGGATGCCCGCCGTGGTGCAACTTGCCGCCCACCACCAGCGCCTCAAGCTGCTTGGCGGGCGAACTCATCGAGCCGTAGCCCTGCCCAAAACCTAAGACATTCACGCCATCGCCTTGCAGTTGCGTCGCCAACTGGGTCGCGTTCCAGCGGTCAATCGCCACCTGCCGGACGTTGTATTTCTTGGTCAGGGCCATGATGTCGGCCCGCACCTGATCGAAGTCGGTGACGTTGCCGTGCGTCAGGTGCAGTTTCCCCTCCTTCGCCCACTGGTCGTAGGGCACGCGGTCCCGCTTCACCCGCTCCCGCATGTTGTCCTCGGGAATCCAAAAGTGCGGCTCCACCCAGAACGTGCCGTCGTCCAACTGGAACAGCAGGCAGAAGCAGGTGGTGTCGAACGTGCTGGCGAGATCGAGGCCCGCGAAGCACTCACGGCCGTCGAGCCTCACCGGGCAGGGTTTGTTGCCCTGTGCCCAGTGCTCCATTCGCAGCCAGCGCGTATCCTGCTCGGTCCACTGGTTCAGGTGCAGCCGCCGGAATGTGTTCTCTTCGCTCGGCATATCCTGGGCACGCTTGCACCGCACCCGCAGGTCGTCGAGTTTCACGCTCACGCCAAGGTTCGGGTTCGCCTTCCGCCAGGTCTCTTCCTTGGTCCAATCGTCTTCGGGATCGGCGGCATAGATCGCAGGCAGGAAGGTCTCGTCTTTGATTGCCCCGTCTCGCACGGCCAGGGCGTAACGCCAGATTTCCCAGCAGATGCTCTTGCGGTCGAAGCCCGCCGTGGTGATCGCCACACACAACGGCTGCCGCCGGGCTCCGGTGCTCGTGGTCATCACGTCCCACAGTTCCCGGTCGGGCTGCGCGTGGAGCTCGTCGAAGATAATCCCGTGGGCATTCAGGCCGTGCTTCGTGAACGCCTCGGCCGAAAGTGCCTTGTACGTTGAATGCGTGTCTTCCCGCACGATCGAATTGCGAAACACCCGCAGGCGGCTCCGCAGATTGGGCGAGTTCTCCACGCACACCTTCGCCATCTCGAAGACGAGCCGGGCCTGGTCGCGATCAGCGGCGCACGAATAGATCTCGGCCCCCGGCTCGCCGTCGAACATCAACTTCAGGGCGATCCCGGCGCACAGGGTGCTCTTACCGTTCTTGCGGGGGATCGCCAGCAGGCTTGTGCGGTACTGCCGCACGTTGCCGTTCATCGTGCCGAACAGCTTGCCGATGTAGTCCTTCTGCCACGGCTCAAGCAGGAACGCTTTGCCGCCGAGCTCGCCCTTGCTGTGAGTCAGGTGCTTCTCAAAGAACCGCACCGCATCCTGAGCAGCAAGCGTGCTAGGCGAACATGCGGGCGTCTTCGTCGTCTTCTTGCGGGCCTTGGTCAACGGCAGACACCCTCGCCAACGCCGAAGCAGTCAGGCCAAACTCAGCCGCAAACTTCAGCATTTGATTCCGTGCGTCACGCTTCCGATTCCACGCCGGATGATTCGATACCCTACCCTTGTCGTCCATCAACGTGGTGCCGTTCGCCTTGAGCTCGATGTCGGCCTGCACCATGTCCGCGAACGAATCGCAATACGCCGCGAGTGTCTGCTGGTGACGCGGGCTCATCACCTTCGACGCTTCGAGCATCGGCACGATCCGCTCCCACTCGGCGCGGGCAATGTCCGACAGCCAGGCCGGGGCGGGCGGGACGCCAGGCGGCGCGTCGATGCCGGTCGCGTGCGGCCCTCTAAGGCGGCTGCCACGCAGGCTAAGAATCTGTTTAGGCGTCGGTTTACGGCCCTTACCCATTGGGGCACCTCACCAAAGTTCCAATTTCGGCCACGAGTGCGTTTGGC